CTTATTAATTATGAGCCAGCTATTACTGGTGGGTATAGACGGATTAGTGGATATGCTAACAGTTATGGAACTGTAACTGGCACAGGTAGTGTACTTGGTGTTATGGTTGCAGAGAGTTTAAACGATGGTATCTTTGCTTGTCGCAAACCTTCTTCTGGTACAGACTACTTTTATAGGTGGGTAAATTCTTCATCTACTTGGGTAGCAATTACAACTCCCGGAACTGTTACGATGGTGGGGGTTAAGAAGGTTAGGTTTACTAGATATAATTGGAGTGCTCCTAAGTTTGCGTTAACTGATGGAATCAATCCGGCTGCTGTGTATGATGGAACTACATATACACAGATTACGGATGCTAATGCTCCTAATAGTCCTAAGTATTCTGCAGCCTTTAAGAATCATTTGTTCTTAGCTGGTGATACAACAGACCCTTACAACTTATATGTTTCTTCTCCTTTGGCAGAAACAAACTTCAACCCAGCTAATGGAGCTGCTGTTATTAATGTAGGATTTGAGATTGTTCAGATTAAACAGTTTAGAGATACGCTGTACATCTTTGGTAAAAATGCAATTAAGAGTTTGACAGGCACTAACATAGCTGACTTTGTGGTGGGTGAGGTGACAACAAATTTAGGTTGTGTTGTACCAGATAGTGTGATAGAACTGGGTGGTAATCTAGTGTTCCTTGGTCCTGATGGTTTTAGACCAGTGGCGGGAACAAATAAGATTGGTGATGTGGAATTGGAAACAATTTCAAAACAAATTCAATTTACCATTACATCAATCTTACAAGAAATTGTAGCTGGTTCTATTGATCCAGAAACATTAAGCTCTGTAGTAATTCGTAAGAAGTCACAGTTTAGATTGTTCTTACCCGCTGAGGGAGTCTTTGGTTTGTTAGGTGGTCTTAGGGCTAGCGAAGGCGGTGTTTCTTTTGAATACAGTCAGCTTTTTGGATTTACAATAACATGTGCTGCTAGTGGATACATTGGGCTTGATGAAGTTGTTATTCATGGAGATTCTACGGGTAAGGTGTATAAGCAAGAGACAGGAAGTTCTTTTAATAGTACAGAAATCTTGAGTGTTTATCAAACACCTTTCTATTATTTTCAAGATCCTTCAATTCGTAAAAACTTCTATAACATTTCTACATTCTTGCGTAGTGAGGGATCGACTAGTATTGTGATGGGTGTGTCGTATGACTTTGATGACTCTGTTAATGTCTTCAATCCAGCCAACTATAACATTTTAACAACTGGTGCTGCTTCTTATTACAATGAAGCCATCTATGATGCTTCAGCAATTTATGATGGTAATCCATCACCAGTGGAAAAGACAAACATCGAAGGCTCTGGATTCTCCATTGCTTTCAAATATGTGACTAATGATACAAATGCTAGTCATACAATTCAAGGATTGGTCTTGAATTATTCGATGAATGATAGACGCTAAGGGGAAACTAAATGGCAGGTTATGTAAGACAGTCGGCTGCTGATATTGTACCAACGGGTGTAGTTCGTGCAGCTCCAATTAACAATGAGCTTAATGCTCTGCGTGATGCCTTTGCTACTGCTGCTGGTCATAGACATGATGGCACTGCTGCTGAGGGTCATCCTGTTCCTGTTATTGGAGATGCTGACTTATTAAACAAGATTGCTACAGACACCAGTAATAATAGACATGGTGTGTTTGTTGAAGTAGCTGCTGCTGCTGTTGAGCAGGTACGCTTTCAAGATGGTGCTATTGTTCCAGTAACAGATAATGACATTGACTTAGGCACTAGCTCCTTAGAATTTAAAGACTTATACATTGATGGCACAGCTAACATTGACAGCTTAGTTGCTGACACTGCTGACATTAATGGTGGAACAGTTGATGCTGCTGTTGTTGGTGCAACCACTCCTGCTGCGGGTACATTCACTGCACTCACTGCCAACACTTCTTTAGTTGCAGCAACTGCTGACATCAATGCAGGTACTATCGATGGTGCTGTGATTGGTGGCTCTTCTGCTTTAGCCATTACAGGCACTACAGTTACAGCCACCACAGGATTTGTTGGTGGACTCACTGGTGCTGTCACTGGTAACACTGCAGGTACACACACTGGTGCTGTTGTTGGTAATGTTACAGGCAACTTAACTGGTAATGTTACAGCCTCTACAGGCACATCAACATTCAACGATGTCACCATCAATGGTGGTTTGAACATGGATGCAGCCACTGCTGCCACCATCACCAACTTAACATCTCCTACAAATTCTGGTGATGCAGCTACCAAAGGCTATGTTGACACAGCAGATGCGCTTAAGCTTAATCTGTCTGGTGGCACAATGTCTGGTGTTATTGCTATGGGTACTAGCAAGATCACTGGACTAGGTGATCCAACACTTGCACAAGATGCAGCTACTAAAACTTATGTTGATACTTCTATCAGCAACTTAGTAGCTGCTGCTCCCGGAGCGTTAGACACTCTAGATGAACTTGCTGCTGCCTTGGGCGATGATGCCAACTTTGCCACCACAGTTACCAATTCCATTGCAACTAAACTAGCACTTGCTGGTGGCACTATGAGTGGTGCTATTGCAATGGGTACTAGTAAAATTACTGGTTTAGGAAATCCAACTCTTGCACAAGATGCAGCTACTAAAACTTATGTTGATACAGCAGATGCATTAAAATTAGATCTTGCTGGTGGCACTATGAGTGGTGCTATTGCTATGGGTACTTCTAAGATTACAGGTCTTGGAAATCCCACAGCAAACCAAGACGCTGCTACTAAAACTTATGTAGACACTGCCGATGCATTGAAGCTATCCTTAACAGGCGGCACAATGTCTGGAGCCATTGCGATGGGTACTTCCAAGATTACAGGCTTGGGTACTCCAACAGATAATGCTGATGCTACAACTAAATTGTATGTTGATGGCATCTTAGGTTCTGCAACTGCTGCTGCAGCCTCTGCTTCTGCTGCAGCCACCTCTGCTTCTAATGCAGCCACTAGTGCAAGCAATGCTTCTACATCAGAAACCAATGCTGCTTCTTCTGCCTCTGCTGCTTCTACATCAGCTAGTAATGCTGCTGCTAGTTATGATAGTTTTGATGACAGATACTTAGGTTCTAAAGCATCTGCGCCTACTGTTGACAACGATGGCAATACTTTGCTGACAGGTGCTTTGTACTGGAACTCAGCATCAAATAACTTGTTTGTCTGGTCAGGTTCAGCATGGACCAGCGCAGCGTTTACTGCTAGTGGCTTTGCTACTTTGACAGGTTCTGAAACCCTAACAAACAAAACGCTAACTGCACCAGTATTGACAACACCAGTTTTAGGTACTCCTACAAGTGGTACTCTAACTAATGCTACAGGTCTTCCACTATCTACAGGTGTTACAGGAACTTTGCCAGTAGCCAACGGCGGTACAGGACAGACCACTTACACAGATGGTCAACTCTTAATTGGTAACACCACAGGCAATACGCTGACCAAGACAACACTGACAGCGGGTTCTAACATTACCATTACAAATGGTTCTGGAGCAATCACGATTGCGGCTACGGGTGGTTCTGCCGCTGGTTCAAACACTCAAGTCCAATATAACAATGCTGGTGCTTTTGCTGGTTCTGCAAACTTCACTTTTGATGGAAATAATATAAGTGTTCTATCAAGAACATTTGGCAGAGGTGCGGCTACAACTGGCGGTGCTAACAATGTGGCAGGTGGACAAAATGCGTTAGCAAGCAATACGACTGGTGAATTTTCAGTAGCATACGGATATAACGCTCTTACTGCACAAACAACTGGCGATAGTAATACTGCCATTGGAAATGCGGCATTAGCGGCAGTAGTTTCAGCCACAAAAAACACGGGCGTTGGTAGAAACGCATTTGGCAACACGACTGCAAGTGACAATACGGGATTGGGTTATTTTGCGGGAATAAATACAACAACTGGCGCATATAATGTTGCCGTGGGGTCTGTTGCGCTTGAAGCAAACACCACAGGCGCATACAACACCGCTTTAGGATTTGAATCTCTTAAAGCAAACACAACAACTTCATACAACACCGCACTTGGATACTCTGCGGGAACTGCCAATACAACTGGTGGAATAACTGCTGTTGGTGCGGGTGCTCTTGCGGCTAACACTACAGGCTATGCCAATACTGCCCTTGGAGGATATGACAGCGCAACCACTGTACAAGCCGCACTAAGATATAACACTACAGGAAATTTTAATGTAGCAGTTGGAACAGGTGCGCTTACTACTAACACCATAGGTGCTAACAATACGGCCTTTGGTTATTCAGCACTTTATACAAATATTGATGGTGGTACTAATGTTGCTATTGGAAATGGTTCGCTTGCACTTAATACTGGTGGTGGAAGTAATGTTGCCGTAGGATATGAAACTCTTTACAATAATACTACTGCTAGTGGTAACGTAGGAGTTGGATATCGTGCCCTCAAAGCTATCACCACAGGGGCTAGTAATGTTGCTGTTGGTGCTTTTTCAGGGACAGGCGGCACGACTGCTGGTGCAAATGTTTCCGTTGGTTACGAATCACTTAAAACTAACACTACAGGAAATTACAATGTAGCAATAGGTGTTGAAGCCCTTAAAGCCTCTACAACTGGCAGTGGTAGCGTTGCATTAGGTTCTTATGCGCTTTTCTCTAACACTACTGTATCTGATAATATCGCCATAGGGTATGCGGCAAGTTATTATAGTGTGACAGGAGCAAGAAATACTGCTGTAGGCTATTTTTCTTTGTTTAATAATACCGCTAATGACAATACTGCTTTTGGCTATCAATCACTTAGGGCAAATACAACTGGTCTTAATAATGTTGCTGTTGGAAATGGTGCGCTTTATTCT